TTGCAGGATTACCGAATTGCAAGTCGGGTGATTTGAGGATCTTTGCAAACTTCTCAATGCTTGGAATAGAAAAATATCTTTTTGCGTATTCATCGAGTTTCCCGTATGTTGTATAAAAGTCAAATTTGTGAGGAGTAACAGCCTCCAAATAGGTATTGTTGTAAATTGCTCTGGATAAGACCTCAGACGACTCGGGGGTTTCATACGCTCTTAGTCTATCAAGATCCAACCCTGTTGCTTGACAAAAGTCATCGATTATGTTCTCTCCTTCTTTGTAAACCCTGATGTCAGCAATATGTTGCCATCTCCTCCAGCTATTATAAGTTCCTTTGCCCCAGGTTTTAAACCATCTGGAAAACGTTAGGTGATTGGTTTCGTCCTTTCCGATTTTTTTATAATACCTTCCTCTTAGAACCTTGTGTACAAGACCCCACTGATCCCAAGCGGACTTTAACCATTTTACCGGATCCCTTACATAAAGTATAACATTAACATCAACATCATTCCTCCGTCCCAAATCCCTAAAAAGATGGATCATCTCGGGGTTGTTAGAGATAGCTTCGTTAGACCAAACAATGTGATCACAACCGCTTTTTTCGGAATGTTTTATAATTGTCTTATAAAATATTTCAGTTTTCTCCGAGGTCTGAGGCAATCTAAGAAATTTGTGATTAAGGGTTTCTCCGCCCTCGAGAACAGGCCATTTACCTTTCTTGGCCAAAGAACCAGGGTACCTATCTAAAGCGGTTTGAATAGCCGATGTTCCTGTTTTACCCAATCCTATGTGTGCAGTAAATTTCATCCTATTAATTTCATCACTGATTGTTCCCAAACACTTTTGGAAAACCCTTTGTTGACCAGATCTTCGCTCGCGTTAATCTCACATTGACTTTGACCGGCCAAGTGTTTAGAAAGTAGCTTTGCATATTTCAAAGCTTCGTTTTCTGATTTAAAGTCGATTAGATATTCAGAAGGAACAAGTTCTTTAACCGCTCCAACATCCGAAACCGCCAATGGAACTAGCCATTGCATTGCTTCAAAGTATGTAAGAGGTATACCCTCGTCGACTGAGGGACAAACCAGCGCGGCTGCTGAGCGGTATAGATCATTCATTTCCTGGTAATCAACACCGCGCTTAAACTGTATCCATTCGCTTACTTCCAAGGCCGCAGCACGTTCTTTAATTTTTGAGTAAAGCTCTCCGTCTCCGACTAAAAGAAAAACCGGCATCATAGAATGCGGTATCATGTTTTTAAGTTCAGCTGCGATGTCACAAACAAACTCGGGACGCTTTTGAAAGTGAAAGCGAAAGGGACAAAGAATAAAAGCAGGACCATCAAGCTCTATTCTTTTTGAAGCGGCATTGTCTATTTCCGGAAACCCGAACCAATAAAGGGTTTTAATTATCTTCTTCGAAACTCCTTTGTCAGCAAGTTCTTTGCCAAGCTTATTTGAAACAGTTAACACCAAATCGAATGGTGTTCCTTTCTGAAGAGCTTTCTCAAAGTCCCACGGGGGATTTAAAATCATATGAAACAAAGAGATTAACTTTGTATCGGGGGCAACTTCTTTAATCGCTTTAGCTTGATCGTATGCTTCGTGCGAGTTATTAACAACTGTATAAACTGGCTGTAGTTTTTTAATAACACCCGAAACGTCCTGCGTGGAGTGTATTTCGTCTGCAAGAGCGGAGAAGGAACTTTCTCTTTGACAATCAAGCCGCATTTTTCGTGTTGAAATAACCACAATGCGAAATCCCCTATCCCTATAATGGGACATCAAATCGAGACCACAACGGTCAGCTCCACCCAAGGCCATCCAAGGGACAACAAGACAAAAGACAGGCCTTGTGTCAATAGAGCTGTCTGGGCTTTCAGTAACAGACCGAATACTAAACTTATTTCTCGGCCGATCGGATCGGGATCTTCTGGGCATATATTATATATGCTATTAGAAATCACTCACATCAAAGTAAAGCCGAAGACGTACAAAATCAGTAACAGATTCGTAACCATCATAGCCGCTTTCTTCACCGAGAAACTGACCGTTGTCTGTACACTCAATAACAATTGCAGTATGCTGAATCACACCAACACTAACATTACTTGATGTTCCAGTGAAAAACGGGGTTTGAACGCTTCCGGAAGGATGCGCTGGGGTAACAGGAAATCCAGCATCTGCAAAGTTTACAGTGGTAAGGTTTGTGGAAGATCCTGCAGCGGACTCAACGTTAATTTTAAACTGAGGCTCTTGCTGGTTGCTTGTATCCCAACGAGGAAGATCAATCTCCGCTCTTCGGAATGTCATCCCGCTCATATTTAAAGTCATTACGTATGCCACGTCACCGACTTCCAAATTAGTTCCTCCCGCGAAATCCTCAACTGGAATGTCATAGCAGTAAACATAAGGTCTTGTGCTTAGTCCTCCTGCAGGTCCCGTAGCTCCGGTTGGTCCTTCTGGCCCTACGTCACCCTGAGGTCCGATCAAACCGCGTGGTCCTTGAGGTCCTGTCGCTCCGGTTGGTCCGGCTGCTCCAGCAGAACCAGCTGCACCTGTAGCTCCGGTTGGTCCGGCAGGGCCTGTTGCTCCTGTTACACCTGCAATATCACCGAGATCGTCCCAAGATTCTGGGGAGTAGTCGGGACCGTTGTAAACAAAGAGGTGAGGTGTTCCACTTGCGAATGCTCCACCGCCTGCGTCTGTTGCACCAATCTTAACAATAAAGCAGGTACCTTCACGCTGAAGGACGGGGTCAAGTGCGGGACTTGAAGTTGAAAGTGGAAGATCATTTCCGTAATCAACGATGCCACTTACTTGAACACCCTGGCCAATGTCGCCTTTGATGTTACCAATAATTGCTGTTGTTCCGTCTGAATAAACCGCTGATAGATCACCGGTGGAGTCCACACTAATGTTCGTAATAATACCAACGCCGGCAAAGTAATCGGTTACCTCGGTAGCTACCGATGTAGAAACGTCAAGGTCGTTTGTTACCAAAACACCGTCTTCGTTGAGGAAAAAGATTCTTTGGTCTGCAGCGTTAATTGCAATCTCACCCGACCGAAGTGAATCCGCGTCTGGTGTTTCTCCGGATGAAAACGAGTGCTTTAAAATAATTCTTGTTGGTGTTGTAGCCATGTTATTAGTATATATCTTTTATGTAGACAGGATCTGTCCATCAACTGGGTGCCAAGACGGTCTGTGGTTCTGTTCACTGTTGTTTTGGCCCAGGTAATACGATGCGTAACCCGTTCCGTAAACCCGTCCCGCTTTAGCAGCAAATTCCTCTGCAGTTTCTCCTGCCTCCTCTGTTTTACAAAGAGCAAAGTAGGATTGTCCATTGTTGGTTTGCATTGAAACAATGTTCTTTGGATCCTCCGGAAATCTAATTCTTATGAAACTGGATGTTGGCAAGTTCATAAAGGCCGAGGATCCAAACTGACCGTAATTATTAAATCCACCAGCAAACAAAGCGTGAGTATTTGGATCTCTATCTGATTGGACAACAATGAATACGTATCCCGTATACCCGCCCTGCCATAGCGGACCGGATGAAACAAAAAGCTCTTTAACACTACCAAACGCGTTAATGTTAGCTGGTACAGTAAATCTTTTGATGTTTCCGCTGAGACCGTGACCTGTTAGACCGTGGGCGTTGTATCCAGCCGTGTGAAGAGTTCTTCTCTCAGTCGCTGAATCCTCGGTAACAATGTAGGTATTGTAGCTGGTGGAGACAGCAACAATGTCAACTGGGCGATCACTTGTTCCGAGCGTAACCGTAGTAGGTGTCCGAGTATCGGTAGTGTTTCCTAGACCAAGCTGACCTTGGCTATTTCGTCCCCATGACATAACACTCACGGAATCAAACTCGCTTTCGGGAAGGGAGTCGAGTTCACTTGCGGATGTAGTTGTGTCTGTGGTTCTTCGTGCTAGAATAAAGTGATACGCACCCCACTCATGTTCTGCTCCAACGGAGATGTCGAATATACCTTTTAGCTTTTTGTGGTGATTAATAACACCGCCAATGTTAGCGTTAGCATACCCGCTGGTTGTTCCGCCCGAGGTCAGTGCTGTGTATGCAGCGCTTTCAGAAGCTGCTGGGAAAAGCCTGAAGTGTGTATCGAGGTTTGCGTTAGAAGCATCACCGCGAATAATTAGGTATCGTGAACTACCAATTGAGAGTTGTTCAAAGTCCTCAAAGTTGTGATCGGTAGAGGATTGAAACACCCTGTTGCTGGTACCGCCAACTGTGGAAAGACTTAAAGAAAGAGTTGTTCCTGAATCCAAAGCCGGAATGTGCCGCGCTACGCTGTCGGCTGTGGATCCGTTTCCGCCTTGTCCTATAGAGTTGTATCCAGCGAACCAAAGTTCGTTGTCGCTTTCATTACCGGGTTTACCAACTATAAGCCAGGTACCGTGACCATTAATAACGTGCTTTTTAATGTAGTAGGAAAAGTCATCAAATGTTTCTGACCCGCTTAAACCAAGCTCAGTTTTCCAAGCTGCGAGAGCGGCCGAATTATCAACTCCAAGACCGCCAGCAAGAGTAGCGTTACGCTTGTAGTAGTGAAAGCGTTTGTTAACTTGTCCTTTGAATGCTGGGGTGGATGAAACGGTAGTGGTAATGCCGGTTGTGCGTTCTGCATTAGTTACACCGAACACCGCCCAAAGACTTGATCCTGCGCTGTTAAGTCCAAAAACAAGTGGACCCGAGGTCAGGTAGGATGTTTCGGCGGTGCTTCCAGTTCCAAGCGCGCCTTTGTGGTTATCACTTGATCCAATGAGCCAACCTCGTGTGTAAGGAATGCCGTCTGTGGTTTCGTATTTGGTGAAACCCTGAAAACGATCATCGCCAACGTATGTGTTACCAACGCCATCTTTTGTCTTGACAATAAGACCTGGTTCTTGTTCTTCGTTTGTATAAGAAACCGTGTCTAGCGTTACTGCGTTTGCTGGCCAGTCACTTTTTTGAGGTAGCATTGCAGGAATAGGTTCTTCAACGGTTTGATCGTTGTAAATTGTGTTTTGACCATCACCTGTTTGTGTGTAGAAGTCTGCAAAGTCTGTTCCGGTTCCGCGATCGCGGTGTCCGATTGCGCCCTCAAGATTTCTTCCGCTTCCATAAAGAATACCGTTTTCTTCATCAGCGAAAAAGTACTGGTAGCAGGTTGCGAAAGTACGTGAAAAGCTGGCTTCTCGATCTGTAATCGGTGAAAAGGCGTAAGCCCAACCAATCGGAAAGCCACCGCTAACGCCGGATCGTTGGTCCTTATTATTACCAGAGAAAACGCCTCTTCCGTATCGATCCACAAATGTCATGGACCTCTGTGAGAACTCGACGTGGGATTGGTGACCATCCATAAGCTCAGGGAAAGCGCGAACGCTTCCTACTTCACCAACTGCACGGTCAACGAATGATTTTGTAGCTGCGTGGTTGTCTTCTGTTGGATCAGCGACTGTGAGTGTTCCTGCTGAATCCCTTTTAGCAATGGTGTCTGCTGTTGCAGCTGTGTCAACGTCTGCGGTAAGAGCTCCGGCTCCATCAAATGAGAAAACGGATGTGTCGATGTTTAGTCCGACCTTACCACCGGTGATATCAAAGGAACCTACGCTGGTTCCGTTTGTGTCAAAAAGATTAATTCCGGATGCTCCAACGGATCCAGTTGTTGTGGTAACTGCAAATGCGGTGGAATCATCGCTCTTGTATTTAATAAGATAAACAATGTCATTACCACCGATTGGGTTTTCTGCTGGAGAACCGATTGCGTCGGGAAGCGTTGTACTGCCGCTGGTAGAAGCGATGTCACCCTCAAGTAGTTGAACAAGTTCTTTGTAAACAACGTCTTCGGGGCTTGCGTTTTCGTCGTAAGAAAGGGATTGACCGTCACACGGAATCCAGCCAGGAGCTCCACTCCATACAGTGTATTCAGCGGGGCTTCCAGCGGTATCCCAAGAATCAAGGATCCTTGCATCCACCGCGATCATCGTTCCTACGGGGATAAGATTAACTGGCAAAGTAAAGTTTGAGCTCTGAAGGATATCACGAACATCAGTAACAATGTCAGCGGCCAAAGCGCTTTCAGCAAGCCAATCAAGGTTGTTACCGCTTCCTGTCCACTTCAAAAGAGAAGGGGTAGCACCTGGAGAAGTTCCGGGAAGGATCCAGTCGTAGTTGTTGACCGTTATGGTCGGTGTAGAACCAGCAAGAGCAAGTTTGTTCCCATCAGCAATTTCGAATACACCGCCTGTAGAAGCATAGTCAAACCGAAGTTTTTCTGGTGTTCCCGCGTTTTCGAATGCAAGCGAAATGGCGTTTGAAGCGGAGGAGGACTTAAGAGAAATGCCCCTTGCTCCAACAATTTCCAATCCGTTACCAAGCGTGGAATCACCCGAATTGATCGTGAGAGTTGGAGTATTAATCACACCCACCGAACCACCAAGAGTGTAGTTGGACGTGGTGGTTAATCCTCCCGAAAATGCGGTGGACTGAGTAAACGTCTTTGTCCCCGTTACCGTTTGGCTGGAGGACAGAGTCATTATACCCTGTGTGTTTGTAACAAAGTCGGTGGCGTTAAGGCCGTCGATTATCGCATTACATTTATCCGCCCACTCCTTAAACGTGTCGGTGTTATCAATTCTTGTTAAAGTAAAGTCAAAGGCCATAGATTAATTTCCTGTGTGTATCTATTTATCACTGTAGATTAAAGCTTCTAATTTAATAAGTCTTTCTTTTAAATCCCCAACCTCCCGTTTGAGAGCTTTGATTTCTTTGTTTCTTTTTTTACGAGCAAGGGCTGATTTGTAGCCGTCGTTATCAGTATTTAGGATAACACCCGTGTTTAGATTTTTTACCAAATGAGGATTGTTTTGGATTTGTCTTTTTGATTCGTCCATATTAAACGGTTGCAATCGCGCGAAGATCTTTAGCGAATGGTGCGTCGCCGTAGTATTCTCCTCGAAGAACAATCTTAATTATGAAAGAGCTAAACTCTGTTGGATCGGTGTTAAGCGTGAATCGAACCTCGCTGAATTCCGCTCTATTTACGTTGATCGGAATTGTGGTTGGGCTAGACGGACTAACTGTGTGCCAATCCGTGTCTGTTTCACTGCTTGAGATAATGCTTCCGTTTGTATCCTTAAGCTGAGCATATACTTCCAGCTCCGATGTGGATGAAGGTCTGTTTACGTCAAGATAGAAATCAACCTGGTCGCTGAGATTATCCAAAGTAATTTCTCTGCTAACATACTGAGAAGTTGGACCGGTTTCAGAGATAAAGTATTCCCGTGTTTCCAGTGAAAGGTCCCTGTTAATAACGGGAGTAAGCCTTTCGTCGCTGGAGCTAAAGAATGTTCTAAGCTGTGTTTTATCAATGTTTGATCCCTGGATGTTGTGGTTCTCATTGCTGATGTACTCAACCGGAAGACCCGCTTTAACATCGTACTTGGTTTCGTTAAGATAAACTTCGTTTCGGATGGATGTTTTACCACCAAGGTTAATCGCCTTCTGATTCAAGGAAAATGCACCAACGTTGTATCTCGGAAGTGTTCCCAGTAGTGTTTCTGTTTTTGTTCCATCGGTGATTGTAACCAGTGGAGCTTCAAGATAACCAAATCCCTTTTTCGTGATCTCGATACGTTCGATCGAATCATCAGCAGGACTGAAGATCGGAGTCGCGGTAGCGGTAACGCCACCTTCAAAAAGAGGCTTTGTTATATTACCGTCGGAGTCGACCACCGTTGTGAAAGGTGCTTCGACTGTAACCGTGCAGGTAAGAGGATTCCAACCACTGTTGTTTGGAATGAGTGCTGGCTCGATTTCTCCAATGTGTGTTCCAACTTGAGGCTTGGCAACCAACTGAGCTGTTTGACCAGTAGCAAATGATCCACGCTTGAGCGTGAATTTCAAATCCTTGTTTTGCATTGCCGTCCATGTGGTTTTATTGGAGCTTGCAAAGAATGATCCAAGAGCTGGCTGAGATGTGATAATTCGACCTGTGATAAGATCCGTTTTATCACCTCCAAGTTCAGAGATGTAAGCCATGTAATCTGAACTCGGGGAGAAACAAACAGCTGCGTATTCAGTGTCAGCCGAGAGATAAACAGGATAAGGGTATTTGAACGTGGTTGCGAGCGATCCGTCCGCACTTGTTAAAACGTCTTCCCAGTTAACTGTTGACTCACTTCCAGGAACAATGTCACCGGTTGGGTAACCATTAACAGTTGTTACGATGTAAGATTTAACAGGAACCTTTGTGCTCTCACTTGGTTTTCCTGCAAAGAAGAGGTCAATAGACGTGGCAAATATACCCGTGTCATCTGTGACTGTAAAGGTTTGAGCAATAGGGTCACTCCGGCGCCACGTTCTTCTTTCGGTTACCAACGTTGTTGTGATCCGAGGAAGTGTAGCACTGATGCTTATGGGCTGCTTGTTTATCTCAAGACCGTTGGAGATGAATTTAGCAAGCGCGTTACTTGTTGATTCCTCTTCCAGGTTACGAGGAGAGTTTGTAATGGTAACAGTTTTCTCTCCAGAAGAGAACCGGAGGCTTTCGTTGTTAGGTATAATAAGAACACCTTCAACCGCACCGTCTGCATCCGAGATAATGTCCGAAGGAACAAATGCTTCAAGAAGTGTTGCCTCATCTGCTCCGTCGTACTGAGCCAAGCTGCTTTGATCAAAGCCAGGAAGAAGGGAGTTAATCTGGCTTTGTTTTTCAGCCTCTGATCCTGTTCCTGCCTCAACTGTTTCAATGATTGTTTTAACGTAGCTCCAAAATGCCTTGTCCGCTCCAGCAATACGATTAGCTGGATCGGTTGCATAAGCTCGATCAGATGCCTTTAAGTTGTACCAGCGAGTTCCGAACCATGTTGGAACTGAAACATTGTTGGTAAGAAACTTAGTCACCTGTGTTTCGATGTCATTTGTAAGAATAGCCGTTTCGGTGTGATCATGACTATTTACAATGTCGTTTTGTGTTAAAAGGTGTCCGTAATTTGTTACATCGATGCCGTCAATAAAGAGGTAAAACTTGGAGCTTGGCTTGAGACCTTCTGCTTTGAAGTAAACCGCCTTTGAACGTGCGTATGGGCGAATCTTAACATCCGTTACAAATTCACCAAGGGATTGTTCAATTCGCTCTTGAGCGACCTCCGTTTCGGTGAGTATTCTTTCAGCAGCGCGAAAGTTCCCACGTCGTTCAACCACTCTCCATCCTGGCTGGAATCTTTGCTCAAAGCGTTCAACGCGCTCGTTAATGTCGAGAATTGAATCAAATAAACCTGTTCCGCCGAATATATCAAAATCAATTTCAGGAGCAGTGATAGTATCGTTCCATGTGTCGACCTCTGGAGCAAGGATCATCGAACCAAGAGTAGCAACGTACTCGTAAGGCTGAACACTTGTAAATTGTGTAGCAAAAGGTTGGCTGATATAATTAACCTCGTTGTGAGGAAGTGTTAGTGCTTCATTGTGAACACCGCTTTGTGCGAACTCCGTATCTGCACTGATGTCAACACCCGCGGTGGATGTTAATTCCAATGGAACACTGTAAGCGGAAAATGCGGGATAAAGGTGTCCGCGTTCACGCTCGTAGTGACAAAGAAAGGATTCGTTTCGTGGATCGCCGATTGCAAAGTTTCTAAATCCGTCTGTTACCAGGCCGTTTTTGAATCGAGCGGATCCGTCGTCATCAAAAATACTTTTGTCATTTGCGCTTTTTTCAAGAAGTGAAAGCGCAGTGTAGTATTCAAGATTTGAAACACGTGTGTCGATTCTTCCGATGTCAGCCATCGTGTAACGCTGGTGACGGAATGATTCTGCCTCGATATTGGTTGCCTTAAATGTGTAAGGCGGGATAATCAGGTTGTGAAGAACCAAACCATTTGACGAAGTGGTAGGAGGAAGAGGATCAAGTCCTGGTGTTCCTTTTTCAATTGTAAATTCCCCGTTTGGAAGAATCACCACCGAGTCAGTTCGTGGAAGGAAGTAATCGATCCGCGCTGTGATTGCACTGTAGGGATCAATTGCAAGAATGTCCGTTGTGTTTGGATAAGGACGTGTGTCAAAGTAGTCTCCGAGCCGTTCGCCTTTGTAAAGAGGGATTTCTTCCAGATTAGCTTGACCGCCGGTAGCATTTCTGTAGCTATTCACGGTGTAGTAATTACCACCGCTGAAGCTCCAGTGAACAACATCCACGGTTGTCTCACCAGCCTTAAGGCAACGTACCTTAGCTGTTTCGTATTGTGTTGTTGTTTGCCCGTCGGTAACAAGCTCAAAGTTGGTATCGGGAACACTGATAAGGTGAAAAACACCTGGTAGTTCAACCACATCGCCAAGAGCTGGAGTTCCGCTTAAAGTAATCGTTTCGGTCGTTTTTGTTTTTACACCGAGGTTAGTGATGTTCTTAACCACTGTAGCAATAACACTGATGTTGTCGCCTTCAGCGGCACTTGGTATTTCCAATGTAAGAGAATCGGTGTCGCTGTTTGAAACCACTGTGAAGTCGCTGGTCTCTAGAACCTCATCTTGTGTTGAATTGTAAACGAGGACAGAAGAAGCGCTTTTGTCAAAAGTTCCACCGCCAACGGAATCAAATGTGATTCTGTTGTCGTTTGGCGAGTTATTAGGCATTGCCTCAGAAAAGTTAACCTTTTCAGAAACTTGAATAGAATTCAATGTCTTAACTGCTGTGTAGGGAAGCTTAAAGAGAGTGGAATTAATGTTCGTGTCGTGTAATTTGATTCCGTTTCTTTCTTGGATGTCAAACTCAACTGTTCCGTAATTCCCGACTGAAGCTCCAAGAAGACTTGAAACGTCATCGAATTTCTTTCCGCTGTTTAGTGTAATAGCGTGAAGAAAGACACGGTATTTTGTTCCTGTAACAAACTCAACGGAAAGGATCTTACAAGTACCAATTGCCGCAGATCCCGAGTCGAGAAGACTGTATGTCTTTGTGTAATCGTCAAGGAATGGAATACCTCCGCCAGTGTTGGGAGAGGAAAGATTCCTAAAGCTTCCTTCAACGTAGTTACCCATGCTAGCAACGGTTGAACCCGTTTCCAAAACGCCGGAACGTTGGTCAGCTGCAGAAACTCGTGCTTTATCTCCAATGAGGGTGAGTGGTCCTGCGAGCTCAACTCTTTTACCACGTACATAAGCAGTGGCAGGAGAAAGCGTGGCTGCATACTTTTTATCAGCCTCGGTTTGGGAAAGATCGTTAGCAGCAGTGCTGTTTTTGTATCGTCCTGTGTATGAATCCGAGCTAAGAACCTCTTGAAGCTCAATCCTAAATTTATCAACTGTGTAGCTTCCGCTTTCTTCAAACGTGCGCTCAGCAAGAACCTTTTCAAGTGTGCTCGCGGAGTTGTCGATTGCGTTTTCAAGCACAATAACCTCGTTGTCTCGTATCTCAAGAAGAGCCACAAAGTTGTTATCTTCAGTGAAATCTTCAACAAGATCAAGTGTTAGATTAATTTGATATCGATCAGCACCCGGAGCAGCAAAGTTAGCGGATCCGTTTGCGTTGTCAAAAAGAGTTTGATCGGTTTCAGCAGCGACCTGGTTTTCTTCAATCTTCAGAACTGCGTATCCATCGAATAGCTCGTCTGTTTCAAGAGCTCGTGCTACAAATTGGTTTGTGCTGGCTGCGAGCACACCCTTTACAAAGTAAACACCGGTCTCGAGAGAAGCGCTAAGAGCACGTCCATTATTAGAAACCAAAGCTGTTTCCGAGAAAGTTGCCCCGCTTTCAATGAGAACGTTGCCTGATGAAAGAACAGATGATTCGTTTTGTGAATCCGAATTCCTATACTGAATAAAAAGACGGCATGTTGCTCCATTAACAAGTTCGGCTTGAACAAGAGAAGCAGATGTCGTTGAATCCGCGCTTGTAACACTGAAACTATCACCAGAATTAAATGCGGTGATAAAGGTGGTTGCATCGGACTCAGCAGAGAAAACAACGTCAATGAAACTTAGTGTGTTATTAACGTTACACTCACCGCCTACAACAGCACTATTTGGCTTGAACAAGCTTTGACCCAAACGGTCAAGCTGAGCCTGGAGTATTGACTGAGCCTGGTTTAATTCCCGTGCCTGAACCGTCCGGCCAGGCTGAAATAAAATCCTTAAGTAGTTTTTATCCAGAGGAGTTAAACCGGCTGTGTCCGGTGTATTAATGTCGTCGTAATACTTTGATGTGTAAGCGGTGATTGCCATTATAATTGGATTATAAGTTTAAGCTCTTCGTTTTGACCCTCTTCGCGGGTAATTGTTGCGCGATTGTCAATAAAGACAACATCACCGGTTCCTTGTGAATAAGGTCCTTCGTAATTGTTGTCTGGAGTAAGAGAAAGGCCCGAAGTAGTTTCATCAACGGTGCTTGCTCCAAGTGAATCATCCTTAGGCGGTGCGAATGAAAGCGCTGTTGCCTCGTCTGTTTCAGAGGATACAAGGATTGATTCGTAGCCGTAGTAATGATCGTTGTAATAGTAGTATCTATATGGGTCAAGTGGAAGACCGCTTTCAACTGTTTGAACGTGAGAGATAACACCAACCTTTTTGCCTCCCTGAAGAATTTGCCAGCCAGCGCCAATGTCGCCTGCGGTTGTGTCTTCCGGAATTTCTTGTGTTCCTGGAAGTGTGAAGTATTGTAGTGGCTGGAAGTAAGGTCCTGAGAGGTTACCGCCGCTTGTGCTTTCTGGGTTCTTAATAACAGAAACCTGATGGTAATCTGTGTTGCTTGGGATGTATGTTGCATCACCCGTGTCAACGAATAGTCCAAGATACCAAGCTGGAAGTGTTTCGTACTTGGCTGCTCCGAATCCTGTTTGTGGAGCAATCTTTGGCATAACGACTGCATCGTATCTGAGTGCTTCCTCAGCGTAGGTTGCAGTGGCATCAGCAAAAGCAAGAATGGTTGTTCCTCGAAGTGCTTCAAAGGCAGAGATATCGACTCTGCAGTTTTTCCAACCAAGTAGACCAACACCTTCATTGTTAACAAGTGTTGAATCGTCAAGGTGTGCGGAAGTTAAGCGGACGGAATCGATTCTCTTGGAAGCAATATTAACAACATAGTCTGCAGCTGCAAGAGTCAGGCTTCGTGAAAAGCCGGTTTCGTCTGTACCGTGAATGGTTACGTCAGCAGAAATTGTTGTTGTGGCTTCTGAGAATGTTCCAGCCGGTTCGTAAACGTTACCTCCGCTAATTAGATTAAAGCCATAAAGAAGACCCCCAGTTTTCTCCTTGATGTAGGTATCAAGGTTGTTACTTCCACCGAGCGTAAAGGTAGCTGGTGATTCAGAAAGGTTCTCGATATCAGCTGTGGTACTTCCGCCCGAAACTGTGTATGCAGTGATCAGTGTGTTAACGAGAGGAGAAGCATTCACGCTGTCCCGAATAGCTTGAGCAAGCTGATCAACGGTAAGATCAACCGTACCGGCTGGGCTGTCGGAGTTTGTGGGAACAGTGATTGTAACATCTGTACCAGCAACAGCAATGTCAATGCCGCTGATGTATGGACTTGTTTCATCAAGTTCAAAGGTAACCGTTACGCCGTTGCCGATGATACCAGTTGTTTGAGATTCAAGTCTTAGTGTTCCACCTGTGAACTGAACAAAAGCAAAAGCAGCAGTAGTTGCGTCTCTCGCGGAAGTGGTAGCGTTGCCGTCACCAATGTCAACAAAGCTTGAACTGTTGATGTCGCTGTATTGCTCGTAACGTCCGAGGTATGTGAATGTGTGTCCTGATGTTGTGGTAACAATACCGTAATCAGAAAAGGAATTTCCAAGGGTGTTTACCACGTCCGCGTCAACAGCCGAACCGTCTGCGGGTGTTTGTAAACATAGGAAAATCTGATCTCCAACCATCACGTAACAAGGCTTAATATCGTTTGTCGTGTCTGTGTAAAAGCATGTTGGATCGAGAGGATCGAATGCCTTGTACTTGGTTGATACTGCGAGATCGTTACGAGGAATAACACGAGAAAGGTTATCGGAATTAACTTTGAATAAACCAGTGAGGTGATCAAGCACTCGCTGTTGGTCCTTAAATGTTCCAACAGGGTAAGGTGCTGAAGCAGAAGTGCCGGTGACGTCGTCCCATGCGTCCTGCTGACCAATGCCTATGTAATAGGAATTACTGGTGATATCCGATTCCAAGTTCTCCGCGGAATTTCTTCGGAATTGTTCTGTAATAATGGCTGCCATAATGTTATTTATATGTTTATTAAGGTATTAGTCTTGGGTAAATGTAAAAGAATTTAAGAAAGGTTCTTGTGTGTCGTATTCGTATCCAGGAGAGTTGTCATCGAACCCGCCTAAAAAGCTTCGTGAGTTTAGAGGTGAGTCATAAGGTGAGTTTTGATCTGTCCATCCGAGATCATATACAGTATTTATGAAACGTTCAGTGGAGTCAATTGCTGCCACTGATGATGCCGAAATCACCTCCCATGTGAAAGAAGAGGTGTCGATACCCGGGACAGTGTTTTGACGCTCATCAACAGTCTTTTGTAGGAGCTCGTCGGGTGAGTCACCGCTGTAAAGCGCCCAATAACCTTCTGAAACAGAAAACAAAAAGTAAAGATCCGAAGAGGATGAATCGTAGCGATGTTGAATGTCCGTAACGTTTGGCGGGCTGTTTGAATCGGTTAACTCTGTAATTCCGGTGAATGTGAATGTCTCGGTTTCGATCGGTGATGCGTTTGGATCAAGGACGAGGTCGAATCCCGAGATGTCTGGTGACGTGGTCGCAGAACGTGTGTAAAAGTCGATTGAAGCTCCCGCAGAAAAGTTGTTAAAGTGGGAGTTGTAACTAACCTTAAACTCAGATGGAATATCTGTAAAGCGAACGGTGCCTTGAATCCTATCAAGAAGGTCTTGCAGGTTGGAACGGAACTTTGGTATGTTTAAATCCCCAGATAAAGAAAATGTTGCGGGCTTGTAAAAGGCCCTGAATTCCGGATCCACCCCGCTCTCGGAAACAATCGCACCTGCAGGAAGTTTCCAATTAACGCGGCAAAGAACGCTCTTCCAACCACCTTCAAGAAGCGGAAGGTTAAAGTCCCAAGTTGATGCGGAGTTTGCAGTCAAGTAATTCGTTCCGCTTTGATTAAGAACAAGGTCTCCGTTAATGTAAACATCACCAACTTGGATGGTGTCATCACCAACCTCAATGCGGTCATCGTAAATGCGGATAAACCCATTTGTGCTTGAATCCGCGTATTGAACGAGGGTTTGATCGATTTGCCATGGTGAAACAAGTGCGTCGTCTCCCGAATAAAAAACGAATCCCACCCAACCCTCTGTGTAAGAACCTGAAGTTAGGTACGTAGGAACGTATTCGATCGGGGAGTTGATTGGTTCGTTCCAATCCTCAACGATGTTCTCGTCATTGATAAAGTCAAGATAAGGATTACCCGATTGATCGACCGGTACAAATGCGCTGGGATATCTGAATCCCCCGTCGGAGTACTTGGTGTAAGCGGTGTCGCCCTCAGCGATTGTAGCCTCTCCGTATTCACCCCACGCTGCATTGTCAACAAATTTAATGTCTCTGTTCCATCCCTCACGATAAGCAGTTTGAATGGTGTTGTCATTCAACATGCGATACGAAATAATCAGGTTGTTGAAAAAGGCCTTTAGAAGATCCCTGTCAACCACCGCGTCACCCTTTTGGTTGTAAACGGTTCGAACGTGTGTAAGGTAATGATAACCACCGTCACCCATTAAAACCTGAAGCATGTATGTGAATGCAACGTTTAGGTACTGATCTTGCGGTGTGTGTTGACCAAAGAACGTAGACCAATCAATCCAATCAGCAAAGGATTGTACCGATTGGGTTTCCACCCAACCTTCGGGTGAGATCTCTGTGTCGTATTCAAAAACACGTGGGATGTTGTTAAACTTTTGGACAATTGAACCGCTGTCATCACCATCTGTTACAATGTAAAGTGTGCCATCAACCGGCGCGTTTTCAGCGGTTGGTAACTCGGATGTGAGCTTAACAACCTTTGTGATGTTTAGGTAATACTCAAGCGACTCTTTGACCCAGTCGTTGTCTGCAAAGATCTCAAGGGTCAATGCAACAAAGAATTGAAGACCAGCAGGGTGAACAAATTTAAGGTATTCGTTTTTCCAATTAGCTTGATCTGATTCCGAGTGAACCACGTATGAGAATTCCTGCCACTTGTAACTGTCTCGGATTCTGTTGTCAGTTGAAATGGTTCCTTTGTCGGGATCACTAACAGAAAATAGAAGTTCTTTGGGATAAATTAGTGTAACAAATTCGTTGTAGAAAATGCGGAAAAACGCGTAAACACTTTGCTCAGATCCTCGGCTGTTGTAGTAATCAGCAATGACCTTGTAAAGTCTTCGACGATCAAGTGAACGGCTTTGTGGAATAGTAGCTCCAACCATGCGTTCGATCGCATCGAGATATTTCTCACTCGCGTGGTCAACGTCGTGTTGGCGAATAAGATTGTTAAGTTCGTATGAAGCGGAAAGCTCTTTGTTAAGATGCCTGTAGTAAGCCTTTAACAATTTAACCAGCTCAGGAGCCGACGATTCAAAGTGCTCGGGTAAAACCGATTCAACCGCCTGGGGTTCTACGGCCCTTGCAGTGCTGCTTGCTATTCCTAACTCCATGTTTCTATTTACTAATATGTTGTTCCGCCGCTAGAGCTTGAACTTGAGTCCGTGTCTATGAATGTGCTTCCGCGATCCTTATTGAATGTTTCGTAGTCCACCGAACGAGAACCACCGCCTCGAGCAATCTCATCTGGAAATGCACCGAATGTAGATTTATCAAAGTCGATACTGAGCAAAAGATTTCTTTTTCCAACGATGTCGTTACTCTGAGTGTTTGCAATAAAGCAAAGCTCTGTGGTGTTGTCTGCAAACAAATTAGAAAGTTGCATAACACCGGTGGCAAGATTTATTTGTCCTATCTGTGCCACTCTTTGTTCTGTTCCATCACCGTTCCTTCTGCAAGTGAAAACGTTTCGTGTGACTGAATCTGATCCTGCCTCATCTTTAATGAAAAGAGCTTCACCACCGATTGTAAAAGACGGGGTGGAAGTAACGCTTATCAATGTTTTGCCATCATCAGGGCGAAGAGGAGCACCGAATTTAACGGTAAAGTCGGAGATTGTTCCATTCGCGGGAACTGTGATTCTTTGACTTACAAAGACACGAACAAGCGAGTTCATTACCGACCTGTTGAAGTTATCTACGCGACGCTGAAACTGCGAATGCCTGAAAATAGTATCAAACCCGTTGATATCGCTTTCAGCAAAAGGAACAGCCACATTGTTTTTAATAGCAAGCTGAAGCTCCGAAGCGCTCAGAGATGAAATACTAGGATCATACTTAACAAGCACGTCCAACACAATGTTAACAAACTCTGGATCAACGATCTGAGGGGTAATAGCAAGAACCTTTTTCGATTCAAGAAAGTCAAGGATCGAAACCTTGTCGGCCTCGGAAACAACGTCTTCTGTGTAAGAAGAATTTGGCTTCACGGAAACAAATGCGGTTCCATACGTAGGAGGATCATTGTCTTCACCACCCCAAGCACTTACGCTTTGAGCAAATGCAA